ACAAGGCATCGGTCTCTATTTCTGACTTCCGACTTATACGCCAGTGGGAGCAATTACGCTCAGCGAGGGGCGAACTCCCCTCATGGATGTCCCCCATGGGCCAGAATCTCATTGAAGGCGCGGAAATCAAGCAACCGTGGTACGAAGCCTTCGCATGGGAGGAAGACGACATCATTTACTACAAGGACCTGATTGACAAGGAAACAAACAATGGAATTGTCGCATGGGATGCCCTCGAAGCACGGATACGAGAACCACCGAAGGTCCGGCTGAGTTCAATTCACAGGGTCAAGGGAGGGGAGGCCGATGTTGTCGTCCTGTTCCTTGCCATGTCCCGAAAGACGTGGAGCACGTATCGGAAGAATCCTGACAGTGAGTTGCGTGTTCTGTACGTCGGAGTCACGAGGGCAAAGGAAAGCTTGATCATGGTCCACAGCAAGACGAAATATGAGTACTCTCTTCTGAAGGACGGGATCGGGAGGGATGGGAGGAAGAGGTCGCCTTTTGATGTTCCGGAGAAAGCGAAGCCTCCACGCAAGAAGAAGGTAGACGCTAGGCCGGGGGCGCGAGAAATGATCTGGAATAGTGAGAACAACGAAGCCGCACAAGCAATGATTCTGGGGAGCAGTGGAAGCAGGCTACCTAAAAAGGAGAGCAAATAACATGGGAAAGAACTACTCCGGAAACACCGGAAGGGTGAACGGAACCCGGAAAGATAGCGACGCCTACCCTACGCCCTACAGCCTCACTAGGCTCCTGCTTCAGAAGGAAAGTTTCTTTTCCCCCATCTACGAGCCCGCGTGCGGGGACGACAAAGCAATCGTGAAGGTGCTGGAGGAGAATGGGTACAACACAGAATTCTCGGATTTATTGTACGGGGATGACTTTCTTCAGGCAAGCGACAGAAACCCCGTGGCCTCCCTCGTGACAAATCCGCCGTACAGTCTCGCTTTTGAGTTCATCCAAAAGGCCAAACAAATTGCCAAACGCCAGATAGCCATGCTTCTTCCCCTCTCGTACCTGCACGGACAGCAGAGGTATGAACAAATATGGCAGGATACAGTGTTTCCCTTAGCAAGGATTTGGGTGTTCACGAGATATCCGATGCTCGGAGATCCGCTTCGGGAAGACGGGAAAGTGCGAACGGGGATGCAAGTATATGCGTGGATGATTTGGGAGAAGGGGCATGTCGGACCAGCTACTATCGGGTGGCTGGACTTGCAGCCGTATATTCTGGGGAAGAAGGATTCAAAGGAAGGCACAAAATGAAGTTACCCTTCTTTCGTCTTGTGTACCAACACGAGGAAACAGGAAGATTCTGTTTCAAATACATCTACCTTGGTGATTCCTTTCCGATTCTTGCTCGTTACTCCCTTATCGCTGTGGACCAGCAGCTACAAGGAGCCACGGACGAGATGGGAGATCCTCTGTTCGAGAACGACATTCTGCTTGTTCCGTGGGGTCTCACAGGGGATTACACAGCGAATGAGCACTATGACACGGTGGTTCCCTTATTGAAAGACCTATACCCGGGGAATGTCGGAGTCTCCGGAGGCGACGGCCTCCAGTTCAAAGACTGCCTGAAGATAGGCAACGAATATGAGGACCGGCACAGGCTGGACTATGAAGAGGCGCTGGAGAAGCTGAGTAAGGAGAAGAAGTGAAAGGACGCAAGACCCCCTACATGTCGAAAGGCATCAAGAAGATAAAATGCTTTCGTTGCGGAAAACCCTCGTCCGAGCAGTGGCAGATATGCTCGGACGACAACATCTACAGGGGCATTTGTACGGAGTGCGATGTTGCGCTGAATGAGGTGGTTCTTAAATTCATGGGGTTTGAGGACTGGAAGGAAAAGATGGATAAGTATAGGGAGAGGATGGGAATATGACGAAAGAAGAGTTTGAACAGAATATCCATGAGATACAGGACTTCAACGCCGAGCTGGACTTGCTGAATGAGCACCTTGGGGCTGTATGTCCTGGGGGAATATGCTCCTTCGGGGGAAAGTTCATGGATGACTACATCAGGTTGCTGTCGGAACATATTGGCGATGAGGACGGGTGGGTTGCGTATTATGTCTGGGATTGCGAGTTCGGGAAGAAGCCTTTATCCGCAGGCTATGATGGAGAGCTGCACAAGATAGATAGTGTCGAGAGGCTGTGGGATTTGATTCAAGAGTCGAAAAGAAGAGAATAATGTAGTCCAATCACTTGACACTAATGTAGCGCTGTGTTAGTATAAGCAAGGAGAAGAAATGATTGATTTAATTCGGGATTCCCGCATAGACCTTCAACTGACCCAAAAAGAAGTGGCGAGACGGGCGGGAATAAGTAGGGTGTACTTTTGTGAGATCGAGCATGGTAGACAAGCTCCTTTGGAAGGAGCGATAGACGCTATCGCCGATGTGCTGGGAATCGACCGGGAGGAGTTGGCCTGCGCGATGTTTAAGAGATATCGTGAGTTGCATGAGAGGAAACGTTCTGAGGAGGAATAGGATGGCTGTGATCAAGATATCTGGATACGACGTACTCGTGGACGAAGAAGATATGAGTAGAATTCTTGAGGAGGGGCCTTGGTATATACACTCGTTCCGAGATGTTGCCAACAAAAATAGAGCTGTACGTTTTTCAAACATAAATAAAGAATTTTTACATCGCTTTATAATAAAAGATAAAATGCAAGGAAGGTCTTTAGTAAAGAATGTCAGTGGAGATGGCCTCGATTGTAGAAAGACTAACTTAAAGGTAGCTAAAGTTAACGCTTTTCACGTGGAGGCTTCTTTAGAAACAGACCCGAAAAATACTAGTAGGTTACGAATAGGTCCCGACTCTGTTCTGTTAGATTCAGAGGATCTTGAAAGAGTTATGCAAGCTGGTCCTTGGTTTCTTTTGTCAGAGAAACGCTTATTGGAAGGTAATCTACATTACTACTATAGATTTTCAACTGTAAATGGACACAGGCACCATGAAAGGTTACATAGATTTATCATAGGAGCAAGGAAAGGAGAGACCGTTGATCACATAGCTGTTGGTAGTACAAAAGACGTAAGAAAAACAAATTTGAGAATAGCTTCAATCAGAGAAAATACATACAACAGAAAAATGCAAATAAATAATAAAAGTGGGTATAAAGGCGTAAATTGGGACAAAAGCCATAAGAAATGGATGACGCAAATTTCAGTAAATGGGAAAAGTAAGGAAATCACGCGCTTCAAGGAAAAGAGTGAAGCAATTGCTTTCAGAGCACACTTGGAAGACAAATATGCTCACGGTATGCTAATGGGAGAAACCGGGCGTGAATAAAGTAAACTTCAACACAATAGGTATTATAGGAGTCGATTTAGAAACCTTCGATCCCAACCTTAAAGAACTTGGCCCCGGCGTCTTCCGAAAAGACGCCTATGTTCTCGGTGTCTCCTTTGCAACTGACAATGGCTACAACGAATATCTGAACGTAGGGCACAAGGATGTAACAGAAAAAGAAAAAAGGGAGAATTGGCTTTTCATAAAGAAAATGCTTTCCCTTCCTTGCGCCAAGGTGTTTTGCAGATATTCTTATGATACTGATTTCCTTATCAATCTACATGGAATGGAGATTGCGGGAGATTGGCACGATATTTCCCACGCGGAAAGTTTGCTTGACGAATACAGGGATTCATATTCCTTGGATTCCATAGCTGAGTCTTATCTTGGTAAACACAAAGAAAAGGGTGAGATAGAGGCGTTCTGCGAGCAACACAACCTGAAAGGTGATGCACGGAAACATTTGTATTTGATGCCACACGCCTTGGTTGAGAAATATGCCAAAGCTGATACTTCCTTGCTTCTTCCAATCCTGTCTGCTCAACTTATGAAGCTGGAAGAAGAGTCTTTGACTGAGTTGTATAATATGGAACGGTTTATTTTTCCGCTTGCTCTCGAAGCACACAGAAACGGTATGAGGGTAGATGAGACAAAACGGAAATTGATAACCGATGAACACAGAAGAGATTTGGACAAGAGAAGAGCCAAATGGAATTCCAAATATCCAGGGGTAAACGTAAACAGCAGCCCACAATTAGCCAGAGTTTTTGATGCAGAGGGAATACCGTTCGATGTGAACAACTCTGGAAAGAAACTGTTGCTTGAAAAATTGGATATCGTAGTAGAGCAGAAAAGGCTTCCTATGGTCAATGCGGAGGATCTCTTTCTCAAACTTGGGTATTCTGAAAAAGAGAAACGTGCGTTCAAGTTAGAAAACCCTTCAATAACTTCTCTTGTTCTGGAGACTGTTGCGGAAGAATTCCCTTTGGCAGAGGAAGTGGAAACACTCAAGCGTTTGGACAAATTGATAAATACTTTCTTGGATGGATATCTTGTCAAGTATCGGGTAGGAGAGCATATCCACCCTTTGTATCATCTTTATACTTCTGATGAAGGGGGATGTATTACGGGACGCATGTCTTCATCTGCACCCAATAGCCAGAATTTTCCTGCAAAGAAAGGTTCTTTTAACCCAAGAGCCAGAGATACAATAATTCCGGAGGACAATTGTTTCTTGGGCAAAATAGATTACTCTGGGCAGGAACTTCGTATCCTCAGTCATTTTGCTCGGGGGCAGGGAGCTGATTTGCTTCGAAGAGCGTATAATGAAAACCCTGACTTGGACTTTCATCAGATGACTGCTGATATGTCAGGTCTTGACCGAAAGATATCAAAGAGACTTGTTTTTTCCATAAGCTATGGACAAGGAATAAACTCAGCAGCCAAAAAGTTCTTTTGGACGAAAGAGAAAGCAAAAGAAATTTACACACAGTTCAACGCTATGACTCCTTGGTTGTTGAGAACAAGGAGTGATGTGGGAGACGTAGCAGCCAAACGGGGTTATGTCAGATCCGCAATGAACAGGAGATGTCGATATAATGAGGAAATGAGGAGAACTGATAAAAGGTATTTGATGATGAACAAGTTGATTCAGAGTACCGGAGCTACCATGCTGAAAAAGGCCATTTTTGATTCCATGAAAGCAGGTCTCTACGAATCACTTATAATACATGGGTTCGTCCACGACGAACAATTCTTCTCTGTTCCGAAAACAAAAGAAGGAGTAGAAGCGTTCAAGGAAATGAAGCATATTATGGAGCAGGCTATTCCACTATCCGTCCCTGTTGTTGCGGAAAGTTCCCATGGTATTTCATGGGGGGAAACTGAGTTGACTGATTTTGGCAAACTTGCAAAACAATATGGAGGCGAGTAATATGTCCCTAAAAACCTTACTGGAAGATCAAATCGCATGGTCCATGAAAACGTTCGGCCCGGCTTACCGCACGGAGGGCATCCTCCGCCATATAGAGAAAGAACTGCAAGAGATACGCGAGAACCCGGATGATTTGTCTGAGTATATCGACGTGATCATTCTCGCTCTTGACGCATATTGGCGAAGGGGTGGGATGCCCGATGAGCTGGAGGATGCGATAGCAAAGAAGCAGGAGATCAACAGAGGCCAGACCTATCGCGTGACGGCGGAGGATGAACCGAGCGAGCACGTGAGGGAGGAACCTGAGCACTCTTGTGATACGTGCATAAACAGAGAGGTTAACCCCGAGGCTTGTTTTCCTTGCCAGAACGGGGAAGACCAATGGAGCCTGACTTAAATGCCCGAAAATGTATTTGAAAGTTCAGAGCACGCAAAAATGGTGGCCGTGATTTGGAGAGCTAGAAGATTTCCTCTTGGTGTAGAGTCTTGGTACAAAAGTCCTGTTATGGTTGCTTTTGACTTAGCCGGTATACAAAGACCTTTCTTTTACGAAGAATACAAAGTACAAGGAAGAACGAAAGTGTGTAGAAAGACTATAGACGCCTGTGGATACGACTCTGGATATTCTCGTTTCTGTAGGTATCTAACAAAAGAAGAGTTGGAACTATTGGAGGAGGCATGAATGAGCTTTCACTTTTTACCGGAGCGGGGGGAGGATTGCTTGGTAGCAGACTCCTTGGCTGGAACACCGTACTCGCCGTTGAGATTGAAAAATATCCGCGAGAAGTGTTGCTTCAACGACAACGAGAAGGTCAGCTCAACAGATTCCCGATCTGGGACGATATTAAAACATTCCGCGCGGAAGAGTGGGCAGGAAAAATCGATGTTGTCTCCGGAGGTTTTCCTTGCCAAGCGTTCAGTAAAGCCACACGTGGAAATTCAACTGCAAGTAATCTATGGCCAGAAATGCTCAGAGTCGTCGTTGAGTGCAGGCCACGATTCGTCTTTGCTGAAAACGTCGCAAAAGAAGCTATTGAGCAAGCTGGCCTCGACTTGTGGCAACAAGGTTATGATTTCGTCTACGCAAAAATATCTGCGGCTGACTTGGGTGCAGACCATCATAGGAGTAGATGGTGGCTTCTTGCATACTCCAACCTGCACAGCAAACTTTGCTTGCAAGAGTATGCAGAAGCATCAGTGTTGCCGAAATTTCGTAGCGGTGTTTGGGAGACCGAGCCCGAAGAATTTCGAGTACCTGATGGGGTGGCCTGTAGGATGGACAGACTTAAAGCCGTTGGGAATGGACAAATTCCGGCAATGGTTGTCAAAGCATGGGAAGTTCTGACCACTGCTATAGTAAAGGAGACCTGAATGCCCAAGCCCGAAAACACCTTCCGCGCCTCCTGCAACAAGAAATACCGGGAATTAGGTGCCAAGGTCCAGTCAATCGAATCCGCTGCGGTCGGCTTGGGAATCCCCGACTCCTACCTTGCACACAGCTACACTACTCCCGGCCAAGACCCCGGCCTCCCCCTCCTCGCATGGATCGAGTACAAGGTAGACCCCAAAGCGGAATGGCCCTGCGACCGCAAGATCACGTTCAGGCCGGGGCAGCACGCATGGCTGAAGGACAATTGGGAAAAAGGAGGGCCTTCGTTTGTTTGCGTCAAATATGCAAATGGCGTACTCTTGACGCATATCGAGGATGTTGACGTAAATACGAAGAGGCCGGGGAAGGGCTCTGGACTCTTTATGAAGAGGTTCGACGCTGGTCTTGCGTTGACGTGGATGCATACGTTTGTTAAAGGAGTTTAGGATGTTGATCGCAAAATGGTCGGCTGGTGGGGACAGGGAATTGCGGGTAAAAAGGATAGGGGAGGTCAATACATTCTATGTTGCGTCTTTCCGGCAGAGGGTAGATTACGCATATCCAGACAATTTTGTTTTTAGCCCAAACAAAACATACAGGATTGAGCTGAAAGAGGATGCTTTCGAGTTGTATGAATATACAAAGGGAGGAAAAGATATGACATGTCTTGTCTGTGGCAATGAATTATCCTCGGCTGACACGAGCAGCATCTGTCGTATTTGCCAACGCAAGATGGTGGAACCGAAGCCGACATACTACCAGACAGGGTGGGTATGTCCAAAGTGCGGGTCTGTCTACGGACCGATGACGACGGAATGCTCGCGGTGCTGCCCTCCCCTGAAGATAACATGCGGAGGCACGACATAAGTTGAAGTTAGTTATTGACATAGAAACAGTAACCTCGTTCCCGGACAACGACGAGACAATAGCTCGTGTTTTTTATCCTGACGAAGGCAGCAGAATCTACATCACAAAAGGGCTGTCAAAGACGTATGTGGAGGACTCCATATTCCACGAAATAGGCCACGTGATCGACTGGTATTTAAGTGAAGGGAAGCAAGCAGAAGACACAGGAATAAGGGAGAAGTTGGCTGACGAGATAGGCGACGGCCTACACAAGTGTTTTAACGAGAAGGAGCTAGCATGGAATTCTTCCGACAACTGCTAATCGACGGAGACACAAGTTTATCTGAACTCCTGCACGAAGCCTACAGCAGGGGCTGGTGCGACGGGTACAAAGAGAAAGGCGTGGAGTTTGATTGGATCGACGAGGGCTTCGCTGCTTTTGTTGAGGAACGATTTCAGGTGAAAAAGGAGGAGGGGAAGCATGTGTGATTGCTTGGACAAGGTGAATGAGGCAATACGCGAAAAGTACGGGGATATTGAAGCGGAAGTAAATGTAGGGTTCTCCTTTTCTTTTGCAGGAGAAACATCGACTGTGCGCCCGTCAGGACTTGCTGCGCAATACAGAAAAAAGAAGAAGGACGGAACTTTTGCCACAAAGAAAACTACAGTGAACATCACTCCGGTATATTGCCCATTTTGCGGCGAGGAGTATAAGAAAGCGGCGAACCCCAAATGAGACGACCCATCATAGCCATCGACTTCGACGGCACCATAGTAGAAAACGCCTACCCCAAGATTGGGAAGCTTCGCAAAGGCGCAGCGCAAGCAATAAACTCTATAGCTTCTTGGGCGAAGATCGTGATCTGGACTTGCAGGTATCTTCCATCCGACTTGGAGACAATGAAAAACTTTCTTGTGTATCATGGGATTACGTTTGATGGAGTAAATGAGAATACAGGCACTGTCGATTTTCGCCCCTCACCGAAAATTTTCTATGATGTTTTGGTTGACGACAGGAATCTTGGGGGAGTACCTGAGTGGGATGAGGTACTTGTGCAGCTGGAGGAATTCAGGAAGGGGTGGAAAGGATGAAAAGAAAACTGCCGTTTATGGAAGTTGATCTCGCGGAACTCAAACGTTGTGTGGAGTACATACGCAGCATAAACAAAGAAGATTTCTCGTCTATCAAATGGATGCTTGGTGGAACAGAGAAACTTCCGGGAACAGAGGACCTTCAGGAGGTGCAAGAAAAGTTTGAGTTCTTGGGTCTGTGCAACACAGACTATGGCAAAATGTTGCTCGGGATATTCTAAAGGAGGCACTTCTTGGACATTACTTTTTCCGTGAATCTGCACGACTCCGACGGAGACGTTTAT